AATTCATTTATTTTAATATTTATATTTTCTATTTTATCAAAGTTACAACTATTTATTAAATAATTATGAAGAATAATATCGCATTCAGTTTCTTTAAATACTTTTAATAATATTTCTATTCTTTGTGGATGCATAATATCATCAGCGTCAATAAATGTAATATAATCAACATCATTTAATTTAGAACCTGCTATATTTCTATTTTGAGCAGCATTTTTATGTTCTTCAGTAATAATAATTTCTAATGAAAAACTATAATTTTTAGTTAGTTTTATTTCATCTTTTGTAGATGAACAACTAACAACAACTTTATTAGGTTTAAACATTGATTTTCAATAGAATCTAATAGATTCAATAATTTTGGAATATGACCATAATAACAAGGTATTGCGACTCCAATTGACATTTATTATTATTTAATATGATAAGTATTTAAATAATAATTTAATTTAAAGAATAATAATTTAATAATTTAATTTAAAGAATAATAATTTAATAATTTAATTTAAAGAATAATAAAAATTATTTATAATTTTATTCTCTTTAACACATCTACTCATTTTTGCTGTAGAAATTCCTTCATTCAATGCTGCTTTAGCAATAGTTTCAAAAGTAGACAATAATTCATTTGTATCTTTTTCTCTCTTATATACTTTTTTACCAGTTGATGAAATAAGTTTTGGTTTATAGTTATTTGTTTTTAAAGATAAACCATAATATCCTTCATTATTTCCTTCATCAGTCCAAACAGTAGCCTTTAAAGCGTAAGGTGATTTATTTAAATAATCTTTTATCTCTTTCATATCATTTTCAGATAATTCTATATCAACTGACTGTTTCCATTTTTGATATTCTCTCAATAGTACTGAATTCAAGATTTTTCCACAATCAGAAAATTGACATACTTGAAATATAAAGTTTTCTACATTAGATTTTTCTTTAGATTTTATATATTCAACAGACTTCAATTTAATACCTAAGTATCCATGATTTCCTTCAATACGTTTAGGTTTAAATCTTGTATCCATATAATTTTTTAATGCATGAAAAACTTCTTTCGAAGGCTTCACTTGGCTCCATAAACGATAACGTCCTTCAATATTTACAGATAATTCTTCTACATCAGGTCGCACAATACAAATGCTATTTACAAATTCATTGATTTTTTTATTTAATTCATCTTCAGGTAATAATACATTTTGATAAACAGATTGATTTTCAATATTAACTGTTTCAATTATTTTTTCTCTTCTCTCTAATTTTTCTCTCAAATTATTTATTTCAATACCTCTTTTCTCTAATAATAATTTAATAGATTGTATTTCTTCTTTTAGTTTTTTATTTTCATTTATCAAATCTTCATTTTCTTTCATTATTCTATTAAAATTGTCTATACTATATGTCTTTGAATGAATAATATCTTTTATATGCTTTGTCAACTTTTCTATAGTAAAATTAGTAGCATCATAAGCAATAATTTCTGTTTTATTTTTACCATTAACTTCAATGCTACGAATTTGTCTCTTAATTTTTGGATATGTTTTAATTAAATTTTCTATTTCTACTTTATTTTGAACACGAAAAGCATTTACTAAAATAAAATTATTATATTTTTTTCTATGGTCTAAAATTCTAGTTGCCAAATCATTTGTATGTCCAAATTTAATTAATTTCTCTCCAGCTTCATTTGTGTTATCAATAGTTCCAAAATATATACATTCAGTATTTACTGGAAATTGGACAATGATAGCTTGTTCTACTGCTCGATGTTTTTCTTTTTTTGTATTTATAATTGCTATTTCTTTTTCCAAAATAATATTATCTTTTTGCTCTAATTGAAGTTTTAATTCATTTGTTTCTTCTTCTACTATTTCGTGTAATGTTTCTTCTAACTTCATATAATATTCGTGAATTTCTGATGCCTTTTTTGTTTGAGCTTTTAAACATAAAGATTTAAAACATTTAATAGTTAAAAGTATAGTTTGCTTATTTTGTCCACCATGTTTTTTAATTTCTAAATCTTGCTTTCCCTGTAGGGAAAGCGAGTTTATATAATCAGAACTCGCTTTGCCAAATTGTAAAGCGGTTTTATAATCAGAACTCGCTTTGGGTAAAGGAAAAGCAAGATTTTTATAATCTATATCTATTTTAAAATATTTTTCAAGCAACCTTTTACAGTCTATTTTTTGACTAAACCCTAACCATTTCCATATATCATCTAAATCAACTACAAAATCTATATTTTTATCATAATTCAAATAACAATAAAAACTACTTACAAATAATTGTTGTTCAAAACTTGAAAAATTTTCTTTGAGTTTATTTAATAATTTATTATTATATGTGTTTGAAAGCTTTGTTATAGGATTCTTTTCGATAAGTTCAACTATATTTAACTCTTGCATCTTATTATAGTATTATTATAAGGATACTCTTTAAGTAGTTTTACTTGCTTTTATATTTAAAAGTAACTTTTATAAAAGCGACTACCCAAGTTTTACCATTTTGTAGTCTTTTTTACACTGATTTTAGGTCCGGCACCTCTTTTTTTTGATTTAGTTGGGTCATATTGCTCTTCTTGGTCTTCATCAGGTAGTCCTTTTGATAATTCCCAGAATTCTTTAGACCCTAATCTAAAGTCATTATGATTATCAGCTTTATACCAAAATACTTGATCATTCAATTTATTAGATTTTGAGTTATTATTTATTACCAAGCACTCATAATTTTCAGTACATTGATCCATCACTTGACAAAAGCTTTCAAATGTTGGAAACATTCCAGCATAATTTTCATAAATTCGTTTTCTATTAGCAATGTAATTTTCTCTAAGAATAAATACATAATCTATGTTGGTTCTCAGTGTGGGAGGAATACCTAAGGGATATTGCATTGTGATGACTAACATGACCTTCCAATGTCTTCCGTTCATAAAAAGAAGCCGCATTAACTTATCACGAGACCAAGTGTTATCATATAAACAATCATCTAAAATAACAAATGCTCTTGGATCAATTGTTGTTCGTTTGTATGTTTCTATTTCTTTTTTAACTTGTTTTAATACAGTTCTTTGACGTTTAAGTATATTCTCAATAATGGATGAATTGTATTCATTATGTATAAATAAACGCGGTACCATTTTTCCATAAAAACCATTTCCTTCTTCTGTTCCTGATATAACTGTTCCAATTGGAATATCTTGTTGATAATATAGTAAATCTCTAACTAAAAAGGATTTACCTGTATCACGCTTACCAATTAAAACGACTACAGGACCTTTATTTTCATTAGATTTAAATTGAATACTTTTCATATCAAATTTTTTTAGTTCTAAACTCATTATAATATTATTAGTTTAAATAATATTATAATTTTTTTAACGTAATATATTTTAATTATTATTGTAAAATATATTATTTTATCTATAAAACTTTATATATAATATTAAATATATAAACTATATCATTTATTATATGATAATTCGAGAGAAAAATATTTAATGTATTCCTATTTCAACTATATCTATTTAAATAAAAACTATATCTATTTAAACTATATCTATTTAAATAAAAAACTATAGCTATTTAAATAAAATAATGAAAACTTTAGACATATTTAATATAAATTTTATATTTAATTTTATATATTTATTAAATAATTAGTTAAAAATATATTAAATTTATATTTTAATTCACTAAAGATGGTAACTATAAATTATCAAAAAAGAAAAAATTCCGAGCTATTTAAACTCTTTGAAGACCCAACATCACTTTATCTCTCTAAAATACAAAATTATATTCCAATTTATACAAATTTTTTTAGTTTAAATGAAAATAACTTTAATAATATTAATCTTAATAATAAATGGTATATTTCAAGTATAAATGAAAAAATTGATGATAATGATAATCTTTTCCATGGTAAAATAAAAAATTTTGAAACTAATAAAGTTAGAGAAAAAGACATATTTTTTAAAATGGCACCTTTACTTGACCCTTATAAATATATGATAGGTAAATATGATATTTCTAACCCTAAATTATTTAACCTTCCTAAACTAAATTCTGTATCTAATGATTGTAATGAAAAATTAATTGACACTAATAACTCAGCATATGTAGATGGATTATTTTTATTTTTATCTAATCAATTAAGTTATACACATAATTTTATTCATGGTATTGAATATTATGGTTCTTTTTTAGCTATTAAAAATAATTTTAAAATTAATGTTTTTGATGATATAGATTATCTTAATAATTCTGATTTTTTTAATAAGAACAAGAATATACTATTTACAATTGATGATTATGAATATTTATTTCAAAAAGATGAAAAAAAACTTAAACCAATTAAAATCGGAAATAATGTTAGTTTAAAATCTAATTCATCTATTAAATCAGTTGATAATGAAATATTTGAAAATATATTTAATGATAATAATATAATTAATTTAAATAATTTAAAAGAAAATTCTATTGATTTACTTGA